ACTGTACCCATGCAACTTCCTTCAATTAATAGGGGCCGAAGCCCCTATTTTATCAAGCACCTTTAATGGCGATCCAAGTTGCAGCTGTGTCATCCACTTTAATAAATTGAGCAACTGTAACAGTTGATAGCGAATAGGCTGCACCTGCCGTGCCTCCATTTATAACGCCTGTCGATGCTGTTGCAGAACCATAAACTTTTAAAGTAGCAGCTGAAGTGTTTGCCACCACAACTGTATCACCAGCTACACGGTTTGTAGGAAGAGTTACCCCATCTGTTGTACTAGCGACAACTGTCGATACCACGTTTATATCAGCAGTCAAAGCCGTACCAGTTGTAATGGTAGTACCAGCAGCAGCAATACCAGTTGCCACAGTACCAACAACACCGAGGGCTTGAGTGCCGTATAAACCGCTAATTATCAAGTCATTTTTCGTAGTCATGTTTTTTCCTTTAGGTAAGAAAAGCGGGGCCAAAGCCCCGCCTTATTCTTTAGCCTGCGACTTGCAACAGGGCCAAACCGTTTGTCTGAGCGACTTGGGTGCCGTACACATTCAAACCGCGAACCAATGTACCGAAGTCATTGGGGTTTTGCAGTGACTCAACCTTGGCGATTTGAGATGCAAAAGTGATTGCTGACTTGTGGCCTGCGATCACAGCATGACGCTTCAATGCGCTGGTCAGAGTTGCGTCTGTACCAGTGTTAGGGTTCATGTAAGTCTTACCAACAGCGCCACGTGGAACGAGGTTAGAGACATACACTGTGAAGCGGTCGATCATACCGATCTTGCCGTTGCGCAAAACGCTGGCAGAGTCACCCATAAACTGGGCTTGTGCCAAGTTTGATTGCATCAGGATTTGACGCTCTGTAGGGGTGATGATCAACCAACGGTCAGTCTCAGGGACGTTGTTCTCATCCAGCACGCTTGACAAAGCAGTGATGCTTGACAAGATGTTGGAAGCGGTCAAAGTCACAGGAGCCAGATCGGTGCCCAGATTGAAAGAACCAGAGATTGCACCAGCGGTAGCGCCTTGGTTGGCAGCTGCGCCTTGGTTGAAGTTGGTATACAGAACGTCTTTGTCGATCTGAATCTTCATCTGCATAGCAGCATCATTGGTGAACATGTCCATCAATTTAGGCTTAGCTTGCAACTCCAACACGTTGTTCACGTTGACGCCGAAGTATTTACCCTTGTTGATGACCAGAGTGATGGTGCTGGGAGCAGGCACTTCATAAGCCAGATTCTGGCCAACAGAGTAGCTGTTGATGGTGATGGTAGGGATTGTATTGATGATCACGGTGTCGCCCATACCAGTAATGTCACCTTGCCAGTCAGTGTTGGCAATCTCACCGAAAACGGTGGCGGCATAGAATTTCTGTGCCAGTTTGCCAGACCAAAGGGCTGGGATGAAAGAACCAGAGTAGGCGGTGCCGGAATAGGCAACTTGACCTCCGGGGGTATTAAAACCGCCGGAGTTAATGGGATAGGCTGCTGCTGCGGTGATCGTGGACATGGTATTTCCTTTTTATGAAACGGTTTTGGTTTTCACCGCCATGTCCGGGGAATCTTTATCGGATTCGGCCTTCGGCATAGGCGGCATTGATATCTTTTTCAATTCGCTCCGCTTCTGCTTGGTCTAAATGCCCCTTGATCCACTCGTTATAGAAATTAGCAATTTGATCTTGTGACCAAACTGTTTTATCCCCAGCAGAAGTAGCAGGCGCAGGCGACGCACGTGAGCGGGTCGGTGCAACTTGACTCTGTAGCTGTTGGCTCGGCTTCTGTTGCATGGGGGCTACCTTACCTTGATACTGATTGAAAATGATTGCGGTGCGGTTTGCGTCAAGCGACTCATATGCGTTTGTCAACGCAACTTGTCTAGGCAATCCATACACAGGATCAACTTCAGCCAGCCAAGCTAGAAATCCTTGATCTATGTTCAAAGTTTCCCAGTTCGGTACTTGAGCGGACAGGTTGGCCAAGAATTTGTCTTTATCAGACACAACTTGACGTTCAGTCACATTCCCAAGTTTGCCCTGTAGCTCCTCAATCCTCGACACCAAATGAGCGTTTTGACTACGAAACTCCGCAACCTTTTGCTCAGATGCACGGTCAATAAGATCAAGCAGATCAGAACCAAATGCTTCTTTGTCTTGTTCAGTGATAAGAGTCTTCGCCGTAGACGGTTGGGTCACAGTTTGCTGTACTCGGGCTGTTGCGTTTTCCGCAATGAGTTGCTGGACTTGTCCATTCATCTCACGCATCTGCGCGTGCAACCTTGGTACTTCTGCGTCATACATTCCTTTAAGCGTCAGGTACTTGCGTTCCCACGTCTCTTCTGGAATTGTCGGCTTCGGTTCTGGCTCTTGCGAGATCGGTAGCTGTGGGGGTTCAGGGGCTGAGGCCGGGTTTGGTGCTAGGTTTGGGTCAGTCTCCGTGTTATCGGTCTGTCCTGTCATCTGGGCTACAAACGCATCTGCGTCATCAACTTGTTTCTGAATCGCCTTTGGCAATGCCATATCTCTATCTCCTTCGCTCCGACTACGCTTGGGACTCCGACTTTACGGTCAGTCCGGGTACGCTTACGGTCTGCTACTTGGTTTAAAAATTTAACTGTAAGCTCCGACTTAACGGTCTGCCTACTGTCTTCGGGTTTTGGCAATCAAGGCAGAACCTTGATCCACCAACTCAAGAATTTCCTTGAGTTCGACAGCACGCCCTTGCAGGCGAACCATCTGATCTGTACTTTGCGCGTCTACAAGTCTATCGAGAGTCTCTTGTTGCCGCGCTTGCAAAAATTCTAACAGCGGTTTGAATTCGGCGGATTGCAACTGCAATAAGCAGCGGGCAACCCTTTCATCGACTCTAACCAATTACTTGCACATGCCGTCAGTTTTGGCAGTCATAGCAGTGTATTCAGCACCGCCACGTTTGCCCAAATTGATGATGTCGCCATCAGAACCACCAGCGCCTTGCGTTGCGGGGCCTTTAGACATGCCGTCAGTTTTGGCTGATTCTTGTTTGTACTCAGCTGAACGCTTTTCCACTGGATTTACTGCTTGCATAAGAAACTCCTTTTGCGATGTTGCGTATTATCACTTGTTGCTGACACTTGTCAACTACTTACACCAACCATTGGTGCAAAATTGTTTGTAACGGGTGCTCCGTCTTGCAATTGTGCTCCCGGCTGAGGGGCTGGAGGAGAACCTCCGGCTTGGGCTTGACCATTCTGCTGCTGAGCCATGGCTTGTTGCTGCATCATAGCTTGCTGTTGTTGCATGGCCATACGCTGCTTGATGATCTCAATCGGTGGCACGATGTGGTCAGGGTTGAGATCAAGTGTCTTGGCCGACTGGCGCAGGAGTTCTGCGATGCCTTCCATGCCGATGACTTGCTGAACAACGGGACTCTGCAAGGCAATCTGAAGGAACTGGTTCTGACGAACCTGAGCTTGTTCTTTGACCACCAACGACGTGGCACCACGGGCAATGATATTGATGTCACCCTTCAAGTCGGGGTCGTCACCATAGCGCATGTTGTAGTAGTACAACCGCTCAATGATCGGAGCAATGACGCTCTCGTCGATATTGGCAATCACCTGCTTGATAGACTTGCCAGCGTTGCTCATCAGCATAGACATACCGGACGCTGTACGGCCAGCGCCACCTGCTGGGCTGTCACCCGACATATATCGGGGAATACCCGTGTATTCATCGGCCAACGTAGCAAACTTCTCATACACCGCCATAAGCTCAGCAGCAAGCGAATTAGGCTGGTAGAACTGCATTGGAGGGGCAGAGCCTGCAAGTGGGTCAGAAGTGACCTGCCAGACCTTCCAAGGGTACATTTGAGTGATATTTTCGCCTTGTGGAAGCCTGTCAATGTTGTAAACCACCTGTGGGCCAGATGAAATTGACATGTTATTGACCAAAGAACGGGCTGCTGCGTTGCAAATATCCTGCGTATCGCGGCACAAATCAGAGACAGAATTGCCCCAAAATGCCCCCGGAACCTCTTCATATGAGGCTTTAAAGTACGGTTTACGCCCCAATGGGTCGGGATTTACCACTGCTTTGATGACCCAATGGCCTACAACCCACCCCTCAATGGGGTAATCTATCAACGGATCGGGTACATCTTCCTCAGACATACCCCAGTCTCGCAGTAATTGACCCTGTACGCTGCCCCAATACTGGAGTGCATCGATCAATTGAGACGGGTTTTGCTGCACGCCCATGGTAGATTTACCCTCGGCAGCAGCTTTATTCATGTCAACGTAGATCCAATCGCGCAAACCGCCCTTGCCATACTCCTCAAGCACCGCACGGATCGCGCCATCGCTGTAACCTTCAACGCCCATCATGGCCTGTAAGTCAGACCGATGCAATTTATGGCGTTCAATCATGTAGCCATCGTCAATATTCGTGGCATCCGCTGCGGGATAGATGTTAAACGGGTCGACTCGCTCCCACTCGAGAACCAGTGCGTCCTGCACATCCATGTTGTAGTGCCCATTCTGCCCCGGAACCCATTTCATTTTGGGTCGTTTACGGACAACTGGGCCTTTCATGATGGCCGAAGGGAATGTAGTGATGTCGTCGAGGAAGTCAGCAAAGGCGTGTGTCCACTTACCTTCTTTCAGCTGGTCATCCATCTTCAATTCCATACGCTCAGCCGTGCGCTTGGCCATATCCTTCAGATGCGACATGGCAATGTCTTTCATCTCAAGTAAGCGCTCACGTACCTGCTGATCCGTTGGTGGCGTACCTGCCGCCCACAGCTGCTGCACTTCCTGCTGTGCCTGCTGCATGATTGACTCAACTTGATCGGGGGGTACTTCTGGCATCGGGCTTGGCTCAATAGTCCAAGGCTTATCTTCGGTAGCTGTTACAAGTGTGTCTTTTAACCAACTGGACGCTGCACGGCACTTGTTGCTGGTGAGCATCATATAAATCGTTGCACTGCCCTGTTCTCTCAGCTGCGCTAGCTTGTCGGGGTCATATTCGCCCCTGCGCGCGCGAACAGATTTCAACATTTTTATCTCTGAAGTCTGCTGCTTGGCCATCATTGCAGACATCCACTGTTTACGGATATACCCTGCAAGGGCTTGAACTACGGGCTGGGAATTGGCTTCCTGCGCTTTAGCTCTTGCCTCTTCCTGCATCGCCTTGAGGGATTTAATAGTGACAAGGCCGCCGCCCGCCGAGATTGTCCCCGGCGCATTGCTATTCGTAATGTTTAATCCAAGTTGCATATGCGTCACACTTTAAACATGTTTGGGGGTGTAACAGATCGCAATGACTGTGTCAAGACCAGACGTAGTCTATCTTCTTGACTTCCACTGCTTTCCTCTGCCACGTGTCTCCGGTCACATTACCGTCTGCATGCAGGCACGCATATTGATGCGCATCAGCAATGTGGGAGTGGGAATTCTTCTCCGGCTTATCGTCCTTCTCGCCGTTTTGTCGGATTTTATACCTATATCCGCCGCGAAGGGAAGTAATTAAATTTGTACAGCACGGATCAATTAGATGGGCAGGTTTCCCATCCACAACTCTAGTGAGCATCTTGTCAACTGCATTGATACGTGCCACGACACTGTTTGACTTGGCCGAGATGACTCTAAACCCCTCGGCACGCAGGATATCAAACACTGACCGCTCGTCTGTCTGCGCGCGCTGCTGCCCCGCTGGGTCTCCGATGATCAACACATTCATACCCGGAAATCTGTTGGCCAGTAGAGGTTTCAACTTCTCTCGGCAGAACCGCAATGTGCCCATGCCGTCAGACACAAGGTCAGCAAAAGTCAACAACCGCCCCTGCATGTCGATCTGGTTTATAGTGCATGCCGGTGTAAGCCCGAAGTCCATCCCGATGATGAGCGGGTGTGTGGACAGCTTGATGTAGTTCAGTGTCTGCTTGGACACGTGGGTGTCTCGATCAAACGCTCTAAACACTGGCTGGCCAGACAGCGACTTACCAAAGTCCCCGTGCACATACACATCGACCCAGTCCTCAGACTTACCCTCACACAAGTTCTCATAGTACCCATCGGGTAGGAACTGCACCCAGTCCGCTTCTTGGCTCAGACCACTGGGCTGTATGGTGACGTGCGTGTTCTTTGGAGGTTCGGTAAGTATCTTCTCCCAAAACGTATCCATGTCCGGCGGGTTAGTTGCCCCCCAAACTTTGTGTATCTGTCTGCCGTGGTCATCACACGCACCAACCCCGTTCATCGTCCTGTCTGGGTAGCGCCCCAGTCGACCAGTCAGCGCGTTGTAAATGTCTGGGTTAATCTCGCGGAACTCATCCATAACGCCAAATGTCAACTGCAACGAGAGTAGACGACGTACGTCATTGGCATCATCCAGTCCACGAAACAGTACTTCACACTCGACGTCATCAAACTTCAACTGAAACTTACTGTTCGTCTTCTCCAGTATCCCCGCTTCCCCATCTGGGTACCACTTGATGAAGTCCGGTATGGTCGTGTCCCACAGCATCTGGCGGGTGTTACGAATGACGGCCACCCTGCTACGACGTATGCCGTCCGGTGACGGTGCAATACGCTGAGCCTCATAACCAATCTTGATGAGCGCCGCCGTAGTCTTTGTCGAACCCACTGGCCCCACAATGAAATTGGCAAACTTGTCTGCGGTAAGGAATGGAACTACCGACGCTGGCGGTGTGTAGACTAGGTTAGCCATCTATTGTCATCGGTTGTGTGGTCTGCGGAAGGTTAATCGTAATGCTGAACTTCGGTGCCGTGTTCACATTGCTTGTGTCATTCTTTGGCGCTTTAAGCCCAGCGACGTCTGTCAGTGCTTGAAACACCGAGAGCTTCTGGAGAATGGTGCTGTCGTTACTTACTGCCTGCTTGAACATCATGGCCATCATCTCCTCAGCCATAAGACCGGCCTTGAGTCTGAAAGTCATCCCGTTTCGTTCAAACTCCGCACGCTGAGTCTGTACTGCACTGATGAACGGTGGCCACTGCGCCAGTCGTTCCCACTTGTCACCTTCAAACCCAAACCGCTGGGCTATGGCCGCAGGGTCTTCCAAGCCAGCCGCACACTCCCATATCAACTGGGGCGGAATATCCAACGTGACATGCGCTTCTGACGCAGTCGGTGACAACGCAAATTCTGTGTGGTCGTCTATCAAGTCTTCATTCATGCTGTGTGGTATCCATGCTGCGCCAAAATAGCAACCACTCTTCTACCTTGCCGCTCAGCAAGGGCTATAGCTTTGAGGTCATGCCCAGATACGCCGCCCAATGCTTCCCACTCACGGCTAACTCTAGCGGAGTCTTTTTCAAGTTTTGCGTCTAAGGTTTCCATAGCTGCCACTCGTTTTTCAAACTCATTCATGCTCAGC